CGAGAATACGCCCGTCGAAGGCGGCTGGAGCGTCGTGCCGGGAATCGTGAACGTATAGGCTTTACAATCCGCAAGGGACTGCTGCTGAGCCTGCGCCAGATTGAAGGCGGGGAATTTGAAATATAGTAACTTGTGTGCGTACTGTGCCGGGTACTGATACTCGTAGATGCCGGTCGTTCCGAGATACGCGAACTCCGCGCCGATAGTGTGCGCGCCGATAGTCGTGCCGTAGACGCCGCGCCGCAGATAGGTCAGATCGTAGCGATCCTGCGCCGTCAGGTTTGCCGTCGCATAACTGACGAGTTCCATCGCTCCGCTCTGGTCAATAATGGCCGAGAGTGTGACGAAAAGATCGGCCTGGGGATCGGTGACGGAGGTTAACTCGCCACCGCTCGGCGTCATGTCAACGGAGAGCGTGTCGCCGGTATCTGGGTCCGCCGCCAACGCCAGCGCTGCGGAGAGTAGCCCCGTGCGGTTCTGACTCGTTACGCGGTCCACCTTAGCATAGGTGATGCCGTCTTCGCTGACATAAAGATCGCAGCCTCCCCATGCGGGCTGATTCCCGGCGACGGCAATCTGTACCGTGTTCGGCTTTGCCAGCACGCTTTGCGGCGTCGCCTCGAAGAGATACGCCGAAGTGTTTCCGGGAATGCCGGACGATAGATTCGGTTGAAAACTATTTGACTGCTGCTTCGGATACTCCGACGCATTGCCGCTCCCGTAGCTGAACGATTCGCATTCGAGCGCGAGCTTGCCCTTCGGGTCGTCCGTGATTTCTTTGATGCGAACCGGCTCACCGGTCGGCAGCACGATCACGTCCATCGGCTCAAGAGCGGCGAAGGTATACGCGAGATTGAATCGGTAAGTATTGCGCTTGTAGAGGCCGCGCTTGAGGCGGAGATTGAGCGCCCACTGCGCAGCTGCGACGGTCGTGAGAAAGTGCCACGACTGAGGTGATTCCATCCGTCGTCCGTACGCGGCGATAAACGCATCATTCTGTTCCGGCGTCAGTTCGTTGTTATAGTCGTTCAGCCGATTCGTCCACTCGGCCTGCATATAGTTATACGCGTCCTGTGCCGCCGTGCGCTCGATCTGGATCGGGTCTTCATCCGTCGTCTCGCCCGTCTTCTTGTCCGTGAATGGCAGAAGATCATCCCATGTAAGCGTTGCCGCCGGATCGGTTGGCGGCGTATAGGTGAAGCCGTTGCCTACTGCCGTCGTATCGCCGTAGGGAACCAACTTGAGTAGGCCGCCAGAGTTGACGGCTTCGATATTCATCGCGTCAAGCCAGCGTTTGATGATGTCGGCAACGGACTCCTGCGAGGTCAGGTACTCGCTGATAAAGATTCCGTTCGCTCCGAGATACGCTTGCGCCAGTGACCAGTCGCCGAGTGACGTAGAGGGGAAGTCGATGCCGCAGAGCGGATCTGTGAGTAGCCCCGCGATAGCCTGCGTCACATCGGCATCCATCTGGCCAGGCGCGATCCAGCGTCCGACAATTTCATAGTTGTAGTTAGGCAGCGTCGCCGTCTGCCCCAGGTCCAGCGGGTTCGCGCCGACGTAACAGATGCCGGTGTAGCCGAACGCGGACGAGGGGAAGTTGCTGACGAAGAAGCTCCACGGCGATTGCCCCTGCGCGCCGTTGAAGAATGTCAGATTCAGCGAACTCACACACGTCAGAATCGGATTGCTTGACGTGTAGATGTAGGTAATGTAGACGTATTTGCCGGCATCCGCTGCGTTGAACGTATAAAAGCCAACGCCCTCGTTATACTCTCCCGGTCCCGGAGTACCTGGGAACGGCGTTGCCGTCAGCGCCGCGCCGGTCGAGATGAATCGAACACCGCCATCGCTGCTAAAATATGCCTGGTTCTGCGTCGAAATGGTGTAGGGATACGAGAGCGGAATCTCCGCCGCCTGTGTCTGCGTGAAGAAATAGAGCGAGAAGACGCTCGAATAGGTGATGGTGCAGACCTTGCCGGCGGCGGCGCCGGGGAAGGTATATGCGCCCGTCGCCGGGTTGAAGTGGTACTCAAACTGTGTTGCCGGCGTCGCGACTGCGGTCATCGGAACCTGCTGCGTTCCGGTATACGTCACCGGCCCCGCGCTGCCATAATCGTTCGCCGTAACCGAGTACGGAACCGATTGCGTGACGCCGAGGTCGTGCTGGATGATCGGGCTCGTCTGCGGGATAATCGTACCGCCGCCGGACGGCACAGTATAGTTGTACGTTCCGCTTAGATTTGCGAGCTTGCCCTGCTGGTCCCAGATCGAGAGGATCGCCTGTATCGGCCCCTGAGCGAGCGCAATGGCTACATTGGCCCAATACTCCGCCGTCGTGCTCTTGCCGGCGAAGATGCCGCATCCGCCTCCGCCCGACGATTGCTGCGTGACGTTGAAGCCGTTGTAATCGAGCATCTTCCCGTGAACGCGCGTCGTACCGACGACGATAGGAAGTACGGTGCCGAAGATCGACTCCGTGACGCTGATGTTATGAAGCTGCCCGCTGTATCGCGGCTGCCCTGGTGTGCGCTGTCCGAAGATTCCCATTACCTGTCTCCGATCAGCGTGAAGTACCGGCGCCGTTTGCCGGAGAGTATGCCTTCGCGCGTTCCGTGCGCATACGAACAACCGTTCTTCGGGATCGCATGGATCACGGTTCCGGGCCAATCGACGATGATTGCGATATGGCCGAACGAGAGGCCGGTTTTATAGAAGACGATATCGCCGGGCCGTACCTCCGCCTCCGCGATCTCGCGGCCGCCATAGGCCACGAGGCAATCAATCATCCGATCTTCGGTCGAGTTCAAGTGGACTTGCCCGCTGTACCACTTCGGCTCTGTCGCCCCTTCGGGGATCGCTCGGACGGCGCGCACGACGAGATAGACAAGCATCGCGCAACTAATGCCTACGCCTTTGATCCGGCCCACGGCCTTATACGGCGTGCCGATCCATGTCTTCGCCTCCGCAACGATGGCGGCGCGCATCTCGTCGGCGTTCACTAGCTCAACGCCGTTTCCGGTACAGGGATGTTGGGCGTACCGCCAAAGTTGATCGTATTCGAGAAGTCGGCGCAAGCGACGTACTCCTTCGAGCAGCCCTGATAGATCGTAAAGGTATCCGTTGCGTGGAGCGGAAAGAGCGGTGCAACGTCAAAGGCGATCAGGTCGGGCGTACCTGGCGTCCACGCCGCGATATAGTTTGTCAGCCCGGCGTTCGCGCCGCTCGTCCACTTTAGATAGCCTTGCGTAAAGTTACCCGAAGGCGTGATCGCCGAGAGATTTGTCGTCGGATTGAAACTGAGCGAACTGACGACCGTTCCGACGGAGTTTGTGCGTGAGAAACTTGCTGCGGTAAGAGTACAGCCCACGCCGTAGAGCGTCCATCGGCAGGAGGCCTGAAGGAGCATCTGCGGAACCTGGGCATTGAGCAGATAGATCATGTCTTTCGCCTCGATCTCGCACTTCGTCAGACCGAGCTTCGAGATTGGGCCGATAGCACCAGAGAACTTCAACTCGACGAGCGATCCGCCCGTACCGCCTACGACCTGCCCGTACTGCGGCATATAGGCGCAAAAGACGCTAACGGGCGCGGCATCCATCAGCCCCATCTTGATGCCATCGAGCAGAAGCGCGGCGCCGCTCGTTCCGGGGAAGTATATCGGTGTCTCGTTATCGGCCAGAACGGTCAGCGTGCAGCTCTGCGACTCAACGCCACACTTCGTCGTGATCTCGCCGCGCGCCCAACTACCATAGAGTCCATTCTTGCCCGGCTGATAGACGTTTCCTGCGTAGGTAATCGGATCGCCGCCGTCCGTGGCGTAGATCATCGCACCGTTGGCGCACGGCCCGATGGCGATAAGTGTGGCGCGATAGATTGGCACCTTCGAGGCAAGCAGCGCAACGAGATCGGCGGAGAAGTTTTTCATAGGTTTACCGTCTCTAGTCGCAACGACTTCAGTTCGTAGAGCTGCCACATGAACTCATTCAGATCGTTCGTGTCTTCGGCGAACGAGCAGAGATAGTTATAATTGCCCGACCAGCATACGGGGTAGCCAGTTGCGGGCGCGGTCGTAAAGGTGATCGAGGCGGGGAAGTTCGTCAGCGTATACGCTCCAGAAGACTGGAGGACGTTGTTGACGTAGACGCCGATCAGCGTCGAGACGTTCTGGATGCGCTCCAATAGCGTGACGTTGCCGCCGCCGAGCGCGGAGGTAGACCGCCAGAGCGGGAAGACGGTCGTTACGCCGTCGCCGATACCGCTGAAGCCGTTTTCCAGTTGCGTGTAGTCGGCACTGAGAGTGAGGTTCGAGAGGTTCGCCTGCGATGGATCGAAGACGAAGCGGCCCCACGCGCCGCGCATCGCCTCGTAGAAGTTCTTTAGGTAGGCGAAGTCATTTGCCGTCGTCACGCCGGCAACCTTCAGATAATTCCAGACCAGCTCAAACTCATAGAGAACGCCTTGCTGTAGCGTTGCCGCTACCGGGCCGCGTCCTGATTGCGGCTTCTGGCGCGTCGTCGTAAAGAGCTGCGAGGTTTTGAAGTTCCAGCCGAGTCCCTTTGGCAGCGTCAAGATCGGATAGCTCACCTAGTCTCCCCCTCGTTCCCTTAGCTCGCCAGCGCGTGAGCGCGGAGCATCCCGGCTTGAACCGAGCGCATCAGTTGTTTGGGCGCGGCGGAGTTCGCGCCGTGAAAGTGATTGGTCATGGTTGCGTGGAACCCGCCCTTGTTGCCGTTGCCAACGGCATCGAGTACCTTCCCTAGCATCTCGGTCTGAGGAGGCGGTAGAACGGCCTCGCCGGGATGTAGCAGTCCAAGCCCTTCGTGCGGCACAAAGCCCGTACCAGTATCGAAGGCGGCAACGGCAGAGTAGGCGGATGCTTGCGTATATGCGGCGGCGGCAGCGGCGGGGGCAGCGGCAAGTCCAACGACGGGGATTCCAACAGTTGATGC